AATTGCTGAAAATATCCACATACTCAGCCGGAATTTCCCACCCGACCATATCTGCAAACAGCGGAAGCGTGGTAATAGTAAGACGCTACCCACCGAAAGCCGTAACTTGATTAAAAAGGCGTATCAACTTTTGAACGCTCAGATGGAAAGTTATATGCAGAACGGAAAGATCAATCCGGTCGCCGGTATCTTCCTGATGAAGAACAACATGGGCTATGCGGACAAGCAGGAGGTCGTGTTGACACCCAACCAGCAGCTCGGAGATCAGGTTCCCGCCGAGGACTTGGAAAAGAAGTATCTCGAAGATGTGGCGGGTGCGTCCAGCGACTATGACTCGGAGGACTGAGCGACTTTCACGACTTTTGCGACTATGGCTTACGACTATGCCGAGCGACTTTGCGACTATCCCACGACTTTCACGACTTTCGCCCTCACGATTTTGCGACTTTCCGGCGAGGGTCTGCGACTATGACAGAGCTGCCGATCTCCCGCTCCGGGGTCGGCGGCTTTTTCTTTTCCGGTTGATCGGCGGCGGGTTCCACCGGGGCGGCGTGGGCGTTGCCGGGGTTCCGGCCTGATCTGAAAGCGGAAATATTTTTCCGCCCTTTATATTGTATAGCTGCCGTATTTGCGAAAAATCTGATTTTCTTTTATATTTACGCTTGACAAGTAAATGCAAATATGTTATCTTGTATTTACCGAAAGACAGTAAATGTAAATGCACCTTGAAAATTAAATCCCCGTACATTTCCCCATATAGGCCGGTGAAATAGGCTTTCAGCGTATCAAGGCCGAAAAAGGGAAAACGGAACGGAATATATATATTATGAAAGGCTGATTGCTATATGAAAAAGATTTTTGATTTACCCGTTTGCGGTTCTGATCGGGCAAAAAGTTTTTATGGAAAGGCGAAAATCATTGAAACGGAAAACGGCGAAAAAGTTTTACAGTCATATAATACTTTTGTTTGCCGTATCACGGCAGCGGGGCGGTTCGTTCGTATGTGGGGCGGTTATTCTGTTACCACAATGCGCCATGTAAATAGTTTTCTTTCATTCTATGATATGAACGGCGGCGGGAAGTCATGGTGGGATATGCAGCCGGTAGAAACGGAAAAGCCGAAGGCGGCGGATATGACCCCCGCCGAAAGTTTGAAAGCTATGTATAATCGCCGTGCAGCTAACAACATAAATTATTGAAAGGGGTGTAATAAATGAAATTCAAGACAACACAAAAGGCAATCCGGGCAAATTACAATAAAATTATTTGCGTTCCCTATTGCGGATTGCAAAATCTTTTAAATTATGAAAATCCGGTTGCGTATACAGTACGCCGTGATGGGTGGGCGGCTGATATTTACGATATGGGCGGCGGGGTTGCCATTGCAACAGGTTATGCCCCATTCGGAAATGTTCGCCCGTCTTATGAATTGCGTGAACGGTATGAAACGCAAGCCGAAAAAATCCGCTATGATTATAGCCTTTCCTATAAACAACAGCGGGAAAGCCTGAAAAGCCTTGCAAGGGATTTTATAAAGGGGGTTTGCGATCATGAATAAGCGGCAATATTGCGAAAGCCGGGAAAGTATCGCCTACTACAGCGGCTTGAATGGGCTTGAAATAAAGGGCATTGAACATGGCATTGACGATTATATTTATTGCGTTTCCGGGGTGTGGGGCGGCGGTAAAGCGTTCCACCGCTGCCGGGTACAGTACACCCGGAAAGGGGCGGCTTTTATCCGGGTACATGGGTACAGAGTGCCGCTTGATGAATGTATTAGAATGGGGGTTTAATTATGAATTACATTTTCAAAACAACGGCAACAATGAAAGAATACAACAATAAAAAGTGGTACATTGACGGCGGTATTGTTTCGGATATGCGTATAGCTGCCGATAGCGTGGAAAATGCGCTTGAAATCTACCGGGAACGGGTGGAAGAAAAACATTATATCAACATTTCCAAAAATGCTATCAAAAACAAGTCGGAAATGTTCGTTGATCTGTCAGACGGGGATGCAAAACAAGTTGGTTATGTTATCACGGGCAAAACAGAATTTGACAAGGGCGATTATACCGGATACAGCACACAATACATTGATCTATGGGTAACAATTCTTACTGTGGTTGATACGGTATTTTAGCGGGGGTGTAGAACATGGTATAAGCAAGGAAAAAGCACGGCGGCGCAAGCTGCTATCTTGTATCCCCGGTTGAAAGGCGGTGAAAGCGTGTATTTAATTCTTTTGTTGCTTTTGCTACCGGTGCAAATCCTGATTGAAATATTGAAATTGAATAAGTGAACGCCGCCCCGGTGTTATTCCGGGGCGGTTGTTTTTGCGCTTTTTCGGCCTGATCTGAGCGGCGTGAATGGGTGACGGGGGCGGGGGATATGCCAGCGGCAGCGAGGGCGGGGTAAGCTGAAAAATATCCGCAAAAAATAAAAAGGCTTATTTACACTTACATATTGACAATTACATTCACCTATGCTATCTTATATGCAAGAGGTGATCTTATGATGACATTCAAAAACGCAATCGGCTATATCCGAGTCTCCACCGAGCGACAGGCCGATGATGACAAATACGGTATCGAGGTTCAGAAGCAAGCCATTCTTCTCTACGCCAACGAAAACGGCTATAACATCGTAGACTGGAAGATTGATGAAATCAGCGGTGCGAAAGATGACCGCCCCGGCCTAAACGAAATCCTCTATGGGGACGATGTAAGCAATCCTCCCTATGAAGCGGTGATCGTATTCAAGAATGACCGTGTGGCTCGTGATACCAAGCTGTACTTCTACTACCTGTATGTGCTGGAAAAGAAGAACATCAAACTTCTGAGTACGCAGGAGAGCTTCACGGAGGGCAGCGAGTTTGCCAACATCTACCGTGCGCTGCTTCAATTCGTGGCAGAGCAGGAGAGAAAGAACATCGCTCTGCGAACCGGTAAGGGTCGTTCTATCAAGGCTTCCTGCGGCGGGTACAGCGGCGGTCGCCGTCCTTACGGCTACAAGGTGGTCGATGGTGTTCTCACCATTGACGAGCAGGAAGCTCCTATCGTGAAGTTCATCTTCGAGAAGCATGAAGACGGCGTTTCCATGCTGGGTATCACGGAGCTGCTGGAAAAGGCGGGATACCAGACCCGCTCCGGCAAGCGGTTTCAGGTGTCCACTATCAAGAGTATTCTTGGCAACCGTCCTCTGTATGAGGGAATGTATAAGTACGGCGATATGAACTGGGTCAAGGGCGTTCATGAGCCGATTTTGAAAACGGGGTGCTGAATATGAAAGACCTTTATGGACTTCGTAGTGAAGACATAGATATGCTCAGGCGGGCGGGTTACGGCGATGATATGTTTTATGTTGGAAATTACGGAATATCCGATGTAACCGGAGAGCAACTTTTCTTTATTTCGTTCTATACTTCCGAGCAAAAGAATAAAGCCTATAAATATCTTTATGAAAGTAAATGATGGGGTAAGAAAGGTTGGGTGAAATGAAAAAGATGGCGTGGCTGATAGGGCTGGCGGTTATCGTAGTCTTCTTTCTGGTCGGGTGTTCTAAGAAGGACTCGGCGGAACCCGTAACATGGGATACCGCTTTTTCCGAAGCCGGGTTTACCGATGACGAGATCGCAAGCTATCGTGAAGTGTTTGATACCATTGGCGTGACTGATTTTCACGATGTTTCTATCGTGGACAATAACCCAATGACCGTAATTTGTGGTAAAATCTATGACAGCGAGGATTTACAGCTCAATGTGACGCTGGAAAATCGCCAGATCATCTATGTAGAGCTGGCGGGTATCCCTGACACCAAGACCCAAGCCTATTTCAACTGGCGTGGCAAAGTGAAATGGAAGACAGTACACACGATAAAAACAGTTGAGTTGTACTCTGACACCGAGGGCGGCTATTTAGGGGTTCTGGATTGGGACAATAAGACAATTTCGGAGTATGAGGGCTGATACCATGAGATTTTTTCTCAATGTAATCGGATATTTTCTGATAATCAGTTCTATTTTGCTGGTTTTGGCGTTTGTGATACCGAAAATTCTATAATCGGCTTCTGCAAGGGCAGGAGTGACAGCCATGACGGGCTATCTGTGTAGAAATGCACAGATAGCTCGTTTTTTGTTGGAAAGGAAATGCACATGAATTATGAAAAACTTTCCGGCTCTATCCGAGCCGTGATCGACCGGCGACCGGGAGATAACGGGGCGTACAGTGACCTCTTTTCTCTGTGCCGGGAGTGGGAAACCGAGGATTTCTCGGCGGCGCATAAGGTGAACAAGGAGCTGCTGGCGCTCTCCGCAGATCAGGTAGTCCGTGGCGGCGGGGCGAAGTTCTATGAACAGTGGCGGCGGTGTCTTCTCTTTGAAGCACCTCATGACTTTGACTCCTTCATGACCTATATCGAACTCGACCGCAAGCCGGAAAAGCGGTTCTATGCCCCCCGTAAGCATTATCTCAGGCCGATGGTGCAGGGGTTTCAAGATGTTTTGGACGGAAAGCTGCGTCTTTTGACGATCTCCATGCCGAAACGAGCGGGAAAGTCTCAAACGGGTATCAATTTTGTGAATATGATCTCCGGCAAGTTTCCTGACCGCTCGACCCTGATGGAAGGGACAGGCGATGACCTTGTAAAGAGCTTCTACAATGGCTGTCTGGAATACCTGACAGTCCCTAACGAGTACCTGTTCTACGATGTATTCCCGGACGCACGGCTGGTACAGACCAACGCCGACACGAAGACGGTGAACCTGAAAAGCAAGTCCCGTTTCCCTAGGCCGTAACAAGAGTGATGTGCGCATTCAGAAGTATGGAACCGAGCAGGAAGTGGTGTGCCCTGAAAGGGGTTAACCATGCCACACCAAGTCCTGATTTTGTTGGCCGCCGGCGGGCTGATGTTTCTGGTCATCGGCTGTCTGGCCGCCTTGTCCCACTACTATACCCTGAGCGGGATCAAATCCAAAACGGTCGGCGACGGCCAGCACGGCACCGCAAGATGGGCCACAGCCAAAGAGATCCGGCAGACCTATGCCCATGTCCCCTTCGAGGTGAAGAAATGGCGCAGCGGCCAGAACCTGCCCACGGAGCAGGGGCTGGTGCTGGGGTGCAAGGGAAAGAAAGGCGAACTCACCGCCCTCGTGGACAGCGATGACATCCACTGCCTGATGATCGGCGCTTCCGGCATCGGCAAGACCGCCTATTTTCTCTATCCCAATCTGGAGTACGCCTGCGCCAGCGGCATGAGCTGGCTGGCGCTGGACAGCAAGGGCGACCTCGCCCGCAATTACGGCGCCATTGCCAAGAACTGCTATGGGTATCAGAATGTGGCCGTGATCGACCTACGAAATCCCACCCGCTCAGACGGTAACAATCTGCTGACGCTGGTCAACCGGTATATGGACATTGCCCGGAGTGACCCGAACAATCTTGCAGCCCGGGCCAAGGCCGAGAAATACGCCAAAATCCTGTCCAAGACCATCGTCAATCCAGACGGCGATGACAGCAACCGCGGCCAGAACGCGTTCTTCTACGATGCGGCGGAAGGGCTTCTCACCTCGGTCATCCTGATGCTGGCCGAGTTCCTGCCGCCCGATAAAGACCACCCCCAGGAGCGCCGCCATATCGTCTCCGTGTTCAAGCTGGTACAGGATCTGCTGGAGCCGAGCGTCGCGGGCAAGAGCCACTTCCAGCTCCTCATGGGCAAGCTGCCGCCGGATCACAAGGCGCGGTGGTTTGCCGGCGCCGCCCTCAATAGTGCGGAGCAGGCAATGGCCTCCGTCATGTCCACCGTGCTGTCCCGCTTGAATGCCTTTCTGGACAGCGAGCTGGAGCAGATCCTGTGCTTCGACAGCGCCATTGACGCTGAGAAGTTTGCTTCGGAGAAGTCTGCCATCTTCCTGATCCTGCCGGAAGAAGACACAACCAAGAACTTCATGGCCGGTCTCATGATCCAGAACCTGAGCCGGGAGCTGTTCGCTGTGGCCGATGAGAACGGCGGCAAGCTGAAAAACCGGGTGGTGCTTTTCTGTGACGAATTCGGCACCATGCCCCCGTTTGATATACTGCCCCTTTTCTCCGCTGGACGCTCTCGCCGGTTAACGCTCGTGCCGATCATCCAGTCCTTAGCGCAGCTCGAAAAAAACTACGGGAAAGAGGGCTGCGAGATCATTCAGGACAACTGCCAGGACACCATCTTCGGCGGCTTTGCACCCAACAGCCAGACCGCCGAAGTGCTGTCCAAAGCCCTGGGCAGCCGCACCGTCCTCTCCGGCTCGGTGAGCCGTGGCAAGAACGATCCCAGCCAGAGCCTGCAGATGATGGAGCGCGCCCTGCTGACGCCCGACGAGCTAAAATCCATTCCCAAGGGCAGCTTTATCGTCATGAAAACCGGCACTCATCCCATGCGGACCCGGCTCCAACTCTTCTTAAACTGGGGCATTACCTTCGGGGAGCCGTATGTGGTGCCGGAGAGAGCCAACCGAGCGGTGGCCTATGCCAACCGGGTGGATCTGGATCGGAATCTCCCGCAGCTCAGTGAGCCGGAGGAGATGGACGAAAGCCGCGGCTATGCGGTATCCAGCCGGGGCGGCATCGCCCATGCTCCGGCTCAGGAGAGGGCTGTAAAAAGAGGAAAGCAAATGAAGACATTCGGAGAGGAGGAACGATGAGTTACTTCGGAACAATTTATGCCGACACTGAGCTGCCCTCCAGAGCAATGGCGGTCTATATGTACCTGCGGGACCGCTCGGATGGCGAGGGAAAGTGCTGGCCGGGCATCAAGACCATTGCCTCGGATATGAAGCTGTCCCGTTCCACGGTCAAGCGGGCGCTGCACGATCTGGAGCAGCACGGATATCTGAAAAAGGCTTCCCGCCAAAGACCGAACGGGAGCAGCACCTCCAATCTCTATACTGTGAAATAACGAAAAGTGGTTTGTACCAAAATGTAGTACAAACCACTTTCTAAAATCCAAATTATGAACTTCCCACGCCAAGGGGGAACTGCGCCCGTTTGGTGGACCCAGGGGCGGTTCAACATGGACCTCCCAGAAGGACTCTCTCTAACTGAGATTTAGTACAGAGAAAAGAACTATCTCTCACTGCATGCCTATACAGTGTATCACACTGAAATTTGCAATATTCCTTCCACCGTGTAATCCAAACAGTAAGTAATTCTCTATATACGCGACTTTTCCTTTTCGTTTTAAAAGCATATGATTGTGTCTGTCACACCGGTATGCTATACTAAAAAACAAAGTAAGCAATTTGTCACAACAGAAATGCGAGGAATGTTGCTGTGAGAAAAATTTCCTATAAAAGATTGTGGGTTCAGCTTATTGAAAGAGATATAAGCCGACCGACCTTAAAGCGGGATGTGAATCTTTCCTCTGGAACGATGTGCAAGCTCAACAAGGGGGAAGATGTCTCCCTCTCGGTCCTCCTGCGCATTTGCGATTATTTGAACTGCGATATAGGTGACATCTGCGAAGCTGTGCGAGAGGACTAATTCCTTCCATTTTTCGTACAGCTTTTCTGCTTTAATGGGGATTATACTTACACGGAGGTTTTAATATGGCCGATAAAACTACGAGCAATATTGGGTTTGAAAAGCAAATTTGGGATGCCGCCTGTGTGTTGCGGGGGAATATCGATGCTTCTGAGTACAAGTCTGTTGTTCTGGGATTGATTTTTTTAAAATATATCTCGGATCGATTTGAGGCAAAGTATAGGGAACTGGTTGATGAAGGCGATGGATTCGAAGAGGACATCGATGAGTACATCTCGGAAAACATCTTTTTTGTGCCAGAGAATGCCCGCTGGGGTGTCATTGCCAGCTCAGCGCACACACCGGAAATCGGAACAGTAATTGATGAGGCAATGCGCAGTATTGAGAAGGAGAACAAGCGCCTCAAAGATATCCTTCCCAAGAATTTTGCCCGGCCGGAACTGGACAAGCGTCGCTTAGGGGAAGTGGTTGATCTATTCACCAACATTCAGATGATCGAGCATGGGGATAGCAAGGATATCCTGGGGCGCACCTACGAATACTGCTTATCTAAATTTGCCGAGCAGGAAGGTAAGCTGGCCGGGGAGTTTTATACTCCCTCCTGCGTAGTACGTACTCTGGTTGAAGTTTTGCAGCCGTTCAATGGTCGAGTTTACGATCCTTGTTGCGGTTCTGGCGGTATGTTTGTACAGTCCGCAAAGTTTGTAGAGAACCACGGCGGAAACATCAATCGGATTTCCGTTTTTGGTCAGGACTCCAACCCGACCACTTGGAAAATGGCGCAGATGAATCTGGCCATACGAGGAATTGAAGCCGACCTCGGCAAGTTTAATGCGGACACTTTCTTCAATGACTGCCACCCGCAGCTCAAGGCGGATTTCATTATGGCAAATCCGCCCTTCAATCTTTCCGGTTGGGGGCAGGATAAACTTCTGGATGATGTCCGCTGGCAGTATGGCACTCCCCCGGCTGGGAATGCCAACTTTGCATGGTTGCAGCACATGATCTGGCATCTCGCACCTAACGGGCGGATTGGTATGGTGCTTGCGAATGGCTCACTATCTTCTCAGTCTGGCGGTGAGGGCGAGATCCGAAAGAACATCATCAACGCTGACCTTGTGGACTGTATTGTCGCTATGCCGTCCCAGCTCTTCTACACAACACAGATTCCGGTGTCGCTCTGGTTCCTTGCCAAGAACAAAAAGCAAAAGGGCAAGACGCTGTTCATTGACGCACGAAAGCTCGGCACGATGGTCACACGAAAGCTGCGAGAGCTGACCGACGCGGACATCCAGAGGATTGCGGACACCTACAACGCATTTGTTGACGGAACTCTTGAAGATGAAAAGGGCTTCTGTGCTGTTGTGCCCACTCAGGATATTGCCAAGCAGGATTATATACTTACGCCGGGGCGCTATGTGGGCATTGAAGAACAGGAAGATGACGGCGAACCGTTTGAAGAAAAGATGGGCCGCTTGACCTCCGAGCTTTCCGAACTGTTTGCGAAATCCCATGAGCTTGAGGCCGAGATCAAGGAGAGATTGGGGGCGATTGGGTATGAAATCTAAACTTCACATCGGATTCAATTTGCCTCTCAATACACAAGACACCGAAAGCATTACATATGGATGCAGGGCAAATAATCCAGAAATATGTCGCTTCTATATGCTTGATGGAGTATGTGCATTTGTATGTGATGATCAATTATGTAGGCACCCTTCCCGTTCATGGGTGAAGCAGTATGAAAAGCTCAAGGAGGCGGAACATGATTGAATGCAGGACAATAAAAGAGTTGTGTTCAGTCGTTGTCGATTGCCCGCACTCAACACCTACCTGGACAGCAGAAGGTAAAATTGTAGTACGAAACAACAACATAAAAAACGGGAGAATTGATTTTTCCTCTCCCTCCTATACAGATGACGAACATTATCAGCAGCGAATAAAGCGCGCAACCCCTCAAGGTGGAGATATAATCATTACAAGGGAAGCTCCTATGGGTGAGGTCGGTATGATCCCAGAAGGTATCGTTTGCTGTCTGGGGCAACGAATGGTATTGCTCAGAGCAAATCCTGATATATGCGACAACTATTACTTGCTTTATAGTCTCCAATCAAGATATGTTCAACATCAGATTTCTTGGAGTGAAGGGACAGGGACAACCGTGAGCAATCTTCGCATTCCACATCTTGAGCAGTTGAAGATTCCCTATCTCCCCTTGTCGAAGCAGCGGCAAGTATCTTCCGTTTTGCGGTGCTTAGAAGAAAAAATCAAACATAATCGAGTGATAAACGATAATTTAGCAGCTTAGAGCTGAATGTCGGTGACATCAATCTCGCCGCTCATCAGCTTTGGTAACAGCGAATCTCTCAGTGCAGTCAAACGCTCATTTTCAAGAAGGTTATTCTCGATTTGAGGTATAACAGACCAAGCAAAATCAGCAAATGCTTGAAGTGATTGCTCATTTGCGAGCGGGATTTCAAACGCGGCAATCATCTTTGTTGTTAAGCTGCCTCGAATACTACTTGAATCTGAGATTGCACGAAGTTCGTCGTATCTGTTGACCAGATTCCAAAACAAATACGGCAAAATATTCCTCTCAGATTTAATGACGATTACGGATTGATTGACATAAGTATCAATTAAGAGCATGGAGATCTGACCTCTCGTGAAACCTTGACCGGCAGATGCCATAACAATATCGTATTTTGTAGCCAGTTTGGTAGATGAATTGTCAATGCCTGCTTGCGTAATGGTCTTCTCTGTCGAGATCACAAAACGATTCCGCGTTTCGCCGGACGAAAACCATCCAAATGTGCCATTCCAATAAGCTGCATTTGATGTCATGGGGGTCCCTCCGCTGTATATGCGTTCAGCATAGTTGCCAACGGTAGTCATCTCGCAATCACTTTCCTTGAAAAGCGATGTGTAGTAGGCGTTGACCATCTCATATAAATTATCGTTTATCTTCTGATTGACTGCAATTTTCTTGTCAAACAAGTATAAGCTCTCAACTATCCGCTCTTGAACTGTGATGGATGGAAGGAACAGTGTAACTGCATTCAAGTTGGCTTGGCTGAGTTTTGGTTGTGCCGATCCTGTAACATATCCAGACAAATCCATACTGTTTAACAAGTAACAAAGATAGCGAGTATTACACAGCTCGTTTCCTTGAACAATATGGGCATGGTTATTTACCCAGAATTGGCCCTCAACTACTTGCGCGATATTTTGTTTTTTTGATTTTAAGTTTTCTCCATCCTCTGCAATCAGAAGGTATGTCCCGTCGAAGATGAAATCGTCAATGTGATCAATTACTCCTTGCGCACCATAATAGCGAAAATTACCTTGTCTTTTTTTTCGCTGTGCGCCAGAAAGCGGAATCCTTTTCTTATCAAAGTTAATAGTAACTTCGTCAAATCGGTATTCTTTAAGCTCCATATTTGCGCCCCTATCCGATGTATTTTCTATGTGCCAGCTTTACATTTTGTTGTTTCACCATTGCATAGTGCATCGTCGTATCAATCTTCTGATGCCCTAAGAGTTGCTGGACTTGCTCTATGGGCATTCCCTTATCTATGGCTGAGGTTGCCAGCGTCCGTCGGAATTTGTGCGGATGTACTTTTGTCAAGCTTAAACGCTTGCCAAGATCCCGAAGCCGTGTTTCCACTCCACCGATCATCAGCCGGTCGTGTGGGGCTTTCAACGAGACGAACAGTGCCGGATTCGCATCCGTGCGCTCGCTGAGGTAGTTCTGCAAATGTATTTTTGTCCTTGCATCGAAGTACACAAGACGCTCCTTGTTGCCTTTACCGATCACAACACATTCTCGTTCGTTGAAGTCGATGTCTTCACGGTTCAGCATGACCATCTCTCCAACACGCATCCCAGAGGAAGCGAGTAGGTCAATGATTGCCAAGTCCCTTGTATTCGTGCAGTTATCCCGCATCAGCTCCAACGCCTCGTCCGTGTATGTGTCTTTGACCACCTTCGCTGTCTTCACCTTATGAATCCGTCGTACCGGACTTTTCAAGATGAAGTCTTCGTCTTCAAGCCATGAAAAGAAGCTGGACAGTATGCGCCGGATGTTATCAATCGTCACCTTGCTGGACCTGCGTTGCGTCTGGTAGGTAGTCAGGTACTTGCGAAGATCATCCGTTGTTATCTGACTGGCCTTCTTAGCGATGGCAGACAGCATGGATTCAATCGTTTTTCGGTAATATCTCAAGGTTTTCTCGGAACAGCCCTCAATGCGCTTGGCAGTAATGAACGCTTCAACGGCATCCCGTTCTTCTTGCTTTGGGGTGGTATCTTCATAACTTACGCTCACGCCTTGTAGCGCCTCGGTCAAAGCATCACCCAACTGCAATAGTTGTTCATTGTTGAGATACGGCAGCATTTTACGCTGTATCTCTTGGATAAGTTGTTCTTTCATCGTTGTTCTCCTTTGTATTTAAGAGAACGATGAACAGTGGCAGTTCCTTTGAAATGACTCTCGCCACTGATGAGAGTTAATAGGGCGGTAAACGATAATTTACAGCAGCAAGCGCAAGCCATTTATGCTTCGATGTTCGTTGACAATGCTGAACCAACATGGAAACAAGGGCATTTGTCTGATTTCGTAATCGTTCGATATGGCAAAGACCATAAAAAGCTGGCTGATGGCATTTATCCAGTATATGGCTCAGGAGGCATTATGCGTCATGTTGAGCGCCCTTTATACGATAAGGAGTCAGTTCTTATACCAAGAAAAGGCACTCTGAACAATGTGATGTATGTTAATCAGCCTTTCTGGTCTGTTGATACTATGTTCTACACCGAAATGCGACAGCCCAATGTGGCTAAGTTTGTATATCACTTTGTAAAAGCCAAAGACCTTGCATCTATGAATGCTGGCTCTGCTGTTCCAAGCATGACAACAGACATCCTAAATGCAATGGAAATCGTCATTCCTCCGGCATCTGTCCTTGAAGAATTTGAATCGTTGGTTGCACCTATGTATAGAGCCATGCAGGAAAACGATGCTCAATCAAAAAAACTTGCCGACCTGCGCAATGCATTGTTACCCAAGCTTATGAGCGGCGAGATCGATGTCTCCGACATCCAGCTCTAAGCTGCTAAATTATCGTTTATCACTCGATTATGTTTGATTTTTTCTTCTAAGCACCGCAA